ACCGATCCTCCTTTTACTAAAATCGACTTCCAAGTGGTCGCATTATTTTTACCCTTCTCTTCAAGAAGTTTTTCTAGTTGAGGGTTTTTATATGTAAATTTGCCTTTGGCTAAATCCTTGGTAAAATAATTACTATTTAATGGCTCTATAGAAGGAGAAACCTGACCAAGAATAAACGAACTAGATGTAGTCGGCGCAATCGCCATAGTAGTCATATTACGTCTGCCATAACCGCGAAGGTGTTCTGGTTCTCCGAACTCCTCTGCCAGTTTTGAAGTAGCTCTGTCACAACGCTCTCTTATAATGTTGTGGATTTCTGCATTTAAAAATTGTGCTTCTAAGCCCTCAAATGCAATACTCTTAGATTGCAGTAATGAATGCCAGCCCAAAACACCAAGACCTAATGCCCTTTGTCTTTTGGCAAAGTTATGACAAGACTTCATGAAGGGAATATTTTCTGTTTTGTAGATATATTCCTCCATAACTGCATCAAGAAAACAAACAAGTGTTTCTACGGCATCTGTCTCTTTAATCTCATCCCATCTGAGCAAGTTTAGAGAAGATAAACAGCAGACAAAGGATTCATCTTCTGATGAGTGGAGCGCAATCTCACTACAAAGATTAGAAGCGTGAATCTTAAGCTTTTTATCTTTATATGCTTGAGGTGCATTGTTGTTAGCGTTGTCCGTAAAGAAAATGTAGGGATAGCCTGTTTCAAATCTTTTCTTTATGATGTTTGCCCAAACTTTCCTTTTATCTTTATCTCCCTCAACCATTGATTCCATCCACTTATCATCAATACAGACAGCAAAGGACATTTCTTGAATAGGGTTTCCTTCGCTTCTTATTCTCAAGAACTCCTCTATGTCGGGATGATCAACTGGAAGGTAGGCTGCGAAAGATCCCCTTCTTACATGACCTTGAGAGACAATCGCGGCAACTTTATCATACAACTCCATGAAGTATACTGCTCCAGCAGAAACTCCACCAACACTAATAGGGACACCCCTTCCCCTTAAATCGCCAAAGTAACCAGACGTTCCTGAACCGTGTTTGGTTTGCATCCCAACTTCCGCTTGTTTGCGGAGAATGGAGTCCATCTTGTCATCAATATATACGCCGTTGCAAGATATGGGTAGTCCTCTATCTTTACCAAAGTTAGACCACACTGGGCTTGAGAGAGAGTAGAATCCTCTCTTCATATAATCTTCAAACTTGTCTGCAAATCCGCTTTGCCTGAGATATTTTTCAGCCGCCTCCGCAATAGCCCTTATTCTTTTTTTGGGACTCTCTCCTTTTTGTAAATAGCCCCTCTCAAGGAACTGTTTCGAATCTTCGTTTAACCAATAATAATCTTTCATTAGAATAAATCCTCTGCGTCAAATGTTTGCGAATTTTTCGCGTATTCAACAGGTCGAGTATGAAAGAAGTCTGTAGCGTTATTGCCAAGCAGTTCTTCTTCAAACCAAATTGTATTCACTAAAAGACCTTTGTCAACATCAAAAGCTTTAGGGAACCCAATTTGTTCTAATGATTCGTTAATTCTGTTTTTTATAAATTCTTTTAAAATCGGCGCTGTTAACCCCTTTTCTTGATATCCGTTTATCATCCAGTCAACAATCTGCGATTCTGCTTTAAATGCTGCTTCAGATTCTTGAATTATTCTGTTCTCTAGTTCCTCATCAAATAGCTCTGGGTGCTCTTCTCTAATCGTATTGATTATTTTTATCCCTGCCAAAGCATGAATGTTTTCCTCATTCCTAGTATACTTCACTTGCTGGCCAGTATCCTTGAGGACGTTTTTGTATCTATTAAACCAGTTGATAATGTAGAACTGAGAAAACAACGACACATTCTCTACAAATAAAGTAAAAAGAATAATGGAATAAACATATTGTTTCTTAGAATCCTTGTAGAACCTATGGTTATATTTTCTTAGGTAATTAACACGACCCTCAATAAAATCTAATTTTAAATTCTCCTCGAAAATGTCTTCTAACCCTAAAACCTTAAGTAGTCTTTCATAAGCATTGTTGTGAATAACCTCTACATTAGCCATAACATAGCCGAGGTCCGTTAAACTGGGATGGGGCAAGTTATCTCCCAGCTTGCTCCAGAACTTTTTAACAGCTACCTCAATTTGGCCAATAGCGGAAAGCGTTCTGATTATAATCTCTTTTTCTGTATCGTTTAAATTTACGTTAAAGTCTTGGACATCACTGGTGAAACTAAACTCTTTGTCAGTCCAAAACCCATTATGCATGGCTTCTATGAATTCTTGCGCCCAAGGGTAGTGGTCTGGTTTTCTGGAAATCTGCTCGTCAAAAATCATCTTGTAAAGTTACACATGTTAGGGGGGGCTAAGAACTGGGTCAACCCCTTTTTGTGAAAAAAGTGCCGAAGGCATTAAATTAATATGAACGAATGGGTAACGTATGGAATATTATTTTAATACGCATCCCATACGTTCGTATCCCATACGCCCTTAAATTAGATAATATCAGGGAAATTGAGTGTGTCAAGAAAAAAAAATTCTGGATTTTTCCTGTTTATATCGTTATAGTAATAACAAGCTTTGATTGAGAGTTTAACAGATACAGACCTTACGGAAAGAGTAAGAGATTCTAATGATGACAGTGCCTTGGGAGAGTTAATCTCTAGGCATTCTGGTATTTATGTTGACATGCTCAAAAAGTTTGGATTTAAATGTTTGACACACAACCAAATCCAAGATATCATGCAAGAAAAGGACTACGTTATCTACAAAGCGGCCCTTGAGTATGATCATACTAAGGCTAAGTTTTCGACCCATCTAGCTAACAAAGCTAAATACATGTGTTTGACTCAGAAAACTAAAAACAAGAATAATAAAATTTCTGGTAATTTTGATGAAATTCAATATTGCCAAAAAGACAAATCAAAAACTCCCGATGAGTCTTGTAAAATAAATGACTCTTTTAGTAGGATTTTAAATTTAATAGAAAAACACAAGGATAAAAGACTTAAAACAATTTTCCACGAACGCTATTTTTGCGGATCAAAGGGGAAGCTAAAGCCTTGGAAAGAGGTTGCAAAGAAAATAAATCTGTCTGCTCAAGGTTGTATTAATCTTCACGATAAGGCTGTAAAAGAATTAAATTATAAAATCAATAATGAAAAGATTAAATTTTGATGGCCCAATTAATAATTTAAGTTTAGGTAATGTTTCCGTAAATTTTTTAAGGGAACTGAGGGAAAAGGATATTAATTTAAGTATATTCCCCACACATGACAGGGCAGACTTTTCTGCTTTTGATAAACTAACAGAGGAATTTAAAAAGTGGTGTGAAAATTGTTCTGTAAACAGATTTAAAAATCTCTTACCAGAAACCTCAACCTTGAGAGTTTGGCACATAGGGGGATCAGAAAAATCCTTACCAAACCAATACTTATATACATTTTACGAAGTAGACTCTCCTACTGAAGAGGAAATAAATACTGTAAATTTACAAAAGCACACTTTCTTTTCTTCTTCTGAGTCAGCAAACGCCTTTTTAGAAAAAGGGTGTGAAAATGTATCTTATGTTCCCCTTGGCTTTGATAGAGATTTCTTTGAAACAAATAAAACATATCTAGGCGAAGATGTTGTTCACTTCGGGCTAATAGGCAAGTTTGAAAGAAGAAAAAACACTCAAGCAATAATCCAGCTTTGGGCAAATCACTTTGCCAACGATCCAAAATATCAACTAAGCTGTTTAGTCACAAACCCATTCTTCAACGAAGAACAAATGACAAGTGTATTACGGGATACACTAAGAGGGCAAAACATAAGTAATATTAATTTTTTACCTCATTTAAAAACAAATTCCGAAGTTAATGACTTAATTAATTCTATAGACATTGACCTATCAGGATTATCGAACGGAGAAGGTTGGAATTTACCATCTTTCAATGCAACAGCATTGGGTAAATGGTCAATAGTGAGCAACTGCTCATCTCACAAGGATTGGGCTAATGAAAACAATTGTATACTAGTTGAACCAGAAGGAAAACAACCTTGCTATGATAATTTTTTCTTTAAAGAAGGTATGCCATATAATCAAGGCAATTTCTATAAACTTTCGGCAGATGCAATCTCAAAAAGCTTCGAACAGGCTTTAAGTAAAGTGGGACAAAAAAACACCGAAGGGACAAAATTACGGGACAAATTTACTTATTCTAAAACAATAGATTCCATTTTAGACTGTATTTACAGTGATTCTTGAAATGGCACAGTTAATGTTATATAATATAATATTATGAATTACAAATTAAACACACACTTATTGGATAATTTTTTTGATGCGTTTGGAACAACCAAACAAGCAGATGTAAAAGATTGCGGAGATGTATACACCGCAGAGTTTGAGCTTGCTGGCTTTGCTAAAGAAGATATTGAGATCACAGCAACTAATGATAACTTAATCATTAAAGCAAAAAATGAAAAGCGCCAAAGGGATTTTAAATTAAATTTATATGGTGCAGTGTCTGTAGCAGACATTTCTTGTGATACAGAAAACGGATTGTTGACAGTAACGATGCCTAAAAAATGTGTCAGCGAAAAAAGAACAATTGAACTTAAGTAGTGCCTATATACGTCTATAAGCATCCCGATGAGGATATATATGAAGAGGTCTTTCAGGGGATGAATGACCCTCATGTATTTTCTAAAGATGGAGTTGAGTGGAATAGAGTTTTCTTAGCCCCAAACGCCACAATAGCTGGAGATATAGATCCATTCAATAAAAACGCTTATATAGATAAGACTGCAAATATGAAAGGAACTGTAGGAGAAGCTTTAGATTATTCCGCTGAACTAAGTGCAAAGAGGGCAGAAAAAACTGGAGGAGAAGACCCTGTTAAAAGGAAATTCTTTGAGCAGTATTCAAAGGAAAGAAAGGGAGCCAAACATCCTCTTGATAAACCTAAATCTATAAATAAAAATGGATTTAAAATAGACTTGGATTAAAGTGATGTCAATCCAACACCATACCAAGCACTACCCATATACACACAGAGTGTATTTCCTGAAACAGCGCACATACCTGAAACCCCGCCCTGTCTAACGTGTCTAAAGTCTGGAAGTTGAAATCCAGTTTCAAAAATCTGTATATCTTTGAAGGTTTTTTGACCTGAAACAGTTTGATTGCCTTTATTCCTTACAAATTCTCCGCTACAGTATCCCGTCATTTGACGGTTTGTGATTATTTCTTCTCCTGTTAGGGTTCCTTCCCCTAAAATCTCTAGGTTACCAGAGAATATGCCAGAAGAAGTTTCGTCCAACATAACATGGTCGGCAAAATAATTTTTGCCTTCTCCAAAATAGTGACCTGAAGAACATGATATGTATAAAGACTGCTCAACAACAGGACTTATGGCATTACTTGATAAGGTGTCCGTTATAACAACAACGCCCGTATTGCTTGTTTGAAAAGTCGCATTTCTGCCAGCTAGAAGAGTGTTTTGCTGAGAACCTGTCGCGAAGGTCGCGCCATAGCCGTGAATAATAGCGTTATTATAACCACTAATAGTGGAATCGTTAGCTTTTATCGCAACATTAAAACCATCACTAGGCCCGTCACCTATTTGAGTGTCTGTTCCCTGAATGAGTAAATTCCCGCTATCAATATTAAATACGTTGGTTCCAGTATTAGGTAACCCAAAAGTATCTTTACCATCAACACTCAGAGAGCCAGTAATGGCGAAAGAGCCTGTCAGCGTTGGAGACAAATTAACCTTAACACCAGTATCAGTCTGATTGATCAAAATATCCCCTTCGTCACTAAAAAAAGTGGCTAATTGAATTTGTTCAGGTTGAATTTTGTTATAAGGCATGATACAATAGATTATCTTTAATAGATTACACGAATTCAATGAAATTTACTCTTTATAAGCCAAACTCTAAAAATACAGGCGCTGCCTTTAGCTTTGACCTAGCTAAAGACAAGAAAGATAACGCTGTTATGTATGTATCAATGATCCAGCAACATAGCTGGAATGATAAGACCAAAAGCGGGTCTTTCAAAGAAAACGCCAAAAATCCTGAGAAATCAGGCACAATTAAACTTTCTGCGAACGAAGCTGGAGAAATCCTATCCTCTTTTAAAACAAGAATACCATTTGTTGCTTTTCATAGAAACAATGAAGATACAACAATTATAAAGTTTACTCCTTGGGATAAAAAAAGAAAAATTATGGGTAAAGATGGAGACGAGTGGCATGAAACACCAGCCTTCGGAATAAGCGTAAGCAGAAATTCATCTCAGGTATACAAATTACCACTTGAAGCAGGGGAGACAGAAGTCTTGTCAGAATTGCTCAAAAAATACATTTTAGAATCTTTTGTAGTTGCAGACTCTTATAAAAACCAAGCACCCAAACAAGAGACCCCAAAAGCAAAAGAAGAGTCTGAACTGGAAGATTTAGATGTCCCGTTCTAATAAATTAAAAGTATTGGTTCATACGAACCATAGCAGACTTGTTACTGGATTTGGAAAGAATGCTAAAAATATTTTATTAGCTCTTTACAATGATCCAGACATTGAAGTTATAGAAGCTGGGAACGGAGTTAGGCTTGGATCAGACTTATTTACCCCTTGGGAATCTTACGGCACTCACCCATCAGACCCCTCTGTGTTGGAGGCTATAAATGGAGACGGCAACAAAGAAAGAATGGCTCAATATGGATTCTATGGAATAGATGAAATTATAGAAAAATGCAAACCAGACATATATCTAGGAATCGAAGATATATGGGCCTTCCCAGATTATCATAAAAAACCTTGGTGGAATAAAATAAATAAAGTTCTTTGGACCACCTTGGACAGTCTTCCAATTTTAGATCAAGCCATCCAAATGGAACCGCATTGCGATAAAATGTTGGTTTGGGCATCTTTCGCAGAAAAAGAAATGAAAAAGCTTGGTCACAAAAATGTAGAAACTCTACATGGGGCAGTTGACTACGAAAATTTTAAACCCTTAGAAAACAGAGACGAAATAAGAAAAAAATTCGGACTAGAAGACCAGTATGTTATTGGATTTGTTTTCAAAAACCAACTAAGAAAGTCTGTTCCAAATCTTTTGCAAGGCTTTAAGATTTTTAAAGAAAAAAATCCAGAAATAAAAAGCAAATTATTGTTACACACAGACTGGGGTGAGCGCGGCTGGGATATACCTAGATATATAAAAGAGTTAGAATTAGATCCCAAAGATATTCTATCTACATATGTCTGTCACTCTTGTGACTTTTATCACATCGGACCCTACCAAGGTGAAGATCATAATTGTCCAAAATGCGGTAAAGAAAAATCATTTAAAACAAAAACAAGTAATAAAGGTGTCGGTGAAATAGAATTAAATGAAATCTATAATTGCATGGATGTATATTGCCACCCTTTTACTAGTGGTGGTCAAGAGCTTCCAGTGCAAGAGGCTAAGTCTGCTGGACTGATTACTCTTGTCACAGAATATTCTTGCGGAACTGACTCATGTTACGAAGAACAAGGGGGTATCCCTCTCAAGTGGAATGAATATAGAGAACCCCACACTCAATTTATCAAGGCTTCTACTTGTCCTTATGATATAGCTCAAAAACTAAGCAGGGTTTATTATATGGACGAAACTGAAAAATACAATTTAATCACAAAAGGTATAAGATATGTAAAAGAAGAATTTTCAGTTGAGTCTATCACAAATAAATTAAAAGAAATTCTTTTTTCTCTTAAAAAACCTGTAGCGAAAGAACAACAAGAAGAAGAAGAAAATAAACCACAACCCGTTGATTTGTCTTCTTTATTGGACAAGGAATCAGAAGATAGAATCCTTTTTGTTATGCCAGAATCCGCTGGAGACGTATTTATGGCGACATCTTTATTACCTTCAATTAGAAAAACTTACCCTGATAAGGATATATATTTTGCCACAAAAAAAGAATATATGCCAATATTAGACGGCAATATTCACATTCATAAAGCTTTAGAATATTCTCCTCAAATGGAAAATCTACCACTTATGGAAGGAAGATTACAGAACAAAGGGTATTTCCATATATGCTTCTTGCCCCACATTGGAACACAAAGGCATTTAGACTATTTACATCAAGGTGACGGTGATAAAATAATGTTTAATTTACATTCAGATAATTATAATAAAAATTATGCACCTAATTGAAAGATATGCTCTGTCAACAGGACTTGAAATAGATAACCCAACAATCTCTGAACAATTTTTTCCCACATCTTGTCAGGAATATGTTTGCTTTCACGCCTCTTCTAAGGACAATCTAAGAGATTATGATTACTGGATGGAGGTAAAAAAACTTTTAGATCCTTACTTTAATAAATTAAATATTAAAACTCTTCAAATAGGTCTAGAAAAAGATCCAAGCCTAAGTTGCGATATCGACTTAAGGGGCAAAACAAATATGAGACAGATGTCTTATATAGTAAAGAACTGTAATCTTTTTATTGGAGTAGATTCTTTTCCCGCTCATCTTGCAGGTTTCTTTAATAGAAAAATGGTATCAATTTATTCTAATTCTTTCGCGGCATGTGTTAGACCTTATTGGGGAGAACAATCAAATCAAAAAATTATTGAAACAGAAAGACCTAACGGGGAAAAGCCATCATTCTCTTTTAATGAAAACCCCAAAACAGTCAATAGAATAAAGCCAGAAAAAATCGCTAACTCAGCCTTAGAACTTTTAGGATTAGACCCAGTAAAACATAAGACTATTTTTATGGGTGAAATGTGCAGACAACAACAAGTCGAAGTAATACCCAAAGAGAATACAGATATTGTCTCAGACCACATGACAGTTAGGATGGACATGTCCCACAATGAAGACGTATTAAGAAATATAATTCAAAGAAACAATGTCGAAGTCATTCTAAAAGAACCGATTTCAGAAGATGTTCTAGCCACAAAAAAAATAAAAAAGATTTTATACAAAAGCGATAATTTTGACTCAGAATTTATATCAAAAGCCAAAAAGCATGGCGTTTCCTTAGGGTTAATCTGCACAGAAAAAGAAAACATACCTAAACTTAGGGCTGATTTTTTTGATCTTTTTGTTCATGAATGTAATGAAGACAAAATCATAGAACAAAACAAAGATAGATTTGATTGCAATTTAAATGGATTAAAAATAAAAAGCGGAAAGAAAGTTGTTTGTGGAGACAAGACATACGAAACAATTTATGAGTTTAATGGAGAAGAAAATAAAGACGAAATTCTTCTTGACTTAGATTGGCTTTTTATATACAGTGACAACGATGAGTGAGAAAAAAATCTACGGGCCAGATGTTTACAAGCGTAACGAGCATGGACTGCTTGAAAATGTAGACTATGAATTTAACGAGGACGGCTCTGTCAACTGGAGAGCCATGATCAAGGAAGAGTTTCTCTACCCTAACAAAGATTGGTTTGCATCTAGGAAGAAAGATGTCCCTACTTCTGTTGAGGGTCTCTCTGATAAGCAGCTTCTCATTATGCTTGGAGGCATCAAAGAGCTAGCTAAAATGAGAGGCTATCACACCATTGATTTCAAAGTAGATAATATCTCAGATGGTTACGTTACTGCAAAATGCCAGATAGACTGGATAGAAAATTATGAGTGTTCATTTGGAGGTATTAGCTCCCGCTACACAGATGTAGCTAATGCCACTCTTGCAAATACAGACAATTTCTGCGCTAAATTCCTAGAAACAATAGCCTGTAACCGCGCTTTTGTCCGTTGTGTGCGTAATTATCTCAATATCCACATTGTAGGAGCAGACGAGATAGATAAGTCAAAAGGAGCTAATAATTCCAATACCGTGGAGTATGATGCCTCTAGCGACTCTGCTATGCTCCCATTAACGCCAGCAGGAACGCTCCAGAAGGCTTTGGACGAAGATAATGGGGTAAAGTCCTTTGATGACTTCAAATCGCTTCTGAGGACGTTCTGGAAGGAAGAAATCTACAAAAATGAGGAAGCGGCAAATTGGAAGTCTTATGACGATATCCCAGCCAAAGAGTGTAGGAAGCTTATAGCAATCTGCAAAAAATCATAATCCCATAAAGTTCTTCTGACTTGCAGATATTTGCGTCGATAATGGACTGTCAGGACGAAGTGCATTATTAGCCCTATCAATAAGAACCGTTTGATCTGGTGGAACCAGTTTTATGGTAGATTCTTTAATTGAGGTAGTAATACCTGAACTTGTTACTGATACAGAAACTGAGTTCATTGTTGGCTTGAATGTAGGTAGATGCAATCCATATAAAGTTCTAGACGAACTTATCTGCTCCCCACTGTCCTGAGCCATGCTTCCTCTTACCGACTTCAACAGTTTCATATCCATTGTTGATCCACTAGAAGAACTGTGGCTAATTTTGTTCATTAAATTATATGAAGGACTTTCAACACAATAATATTTGAGATCATATCTATCAAAAAGATCAGATAAAGCCTGATCGTCTTCTGAACTGCCAGACAAATTGTTATCTTCCTGTTCTTCATCATCTTCTCCGACTGGGTTTACTCTAGTCTTTCCTCTCAAATATGTGCATTTTATTTTTGATTGAAAATCAATAGCATTGTTAAAAAGAATATTTGATTGAATAAGAGCTTTTTGAAAAAACTTTTCGATGCTATTTTTCATAAACCTTTCTGTCCCCCCTAAGAACTCCTTTCCTTTTAAGCTTGGGGACGCATCAAACTCAGCAAATTCAGTCACCAATTCCAAATCTTCAAAATTAATAGGCTTATCTTTTTGAACTCTTTCTAATTGTTTGAGCGGTCTCATGCCGAGAAAATAAAAATCATTACCAATTACAGACTCTCCTCTGGTCAGCTTCGCTAGAGTTTCAATGTCTGTTTTTTCTGGATCTATATTGATCGAGTTCATAAGATCAGCAAGATCTGAAAGCTCATCAATTTCAGCGACTGTTTCATCTTTTTTAAACGGACCACTAATTGCTAAGTCAGCAGTATTCTGAAAATCGATGCGCTCCGCTTTATATTTGCTGTAAGAGTTTGTTATATATATTCCTCCTGCTACAGCGAAGTAAGCTTTTAAGAATCTATCAAGAACAGTATCGGTAGGTCTTTTAGGCTTTATTCCTATTTCACCATTTGGAATATCCACTTGATCTTCTTCATCTGGATCTTTTTTTTCAAAAGGACTATCAAGCCTTACACTATTTAATCTGATGTATTGAAACTTCTCAACAAAGCGATCAAGTTTTTTATTTTTACCATCTACTATGTTAGATTTTCTGAATCCAGATTTTTCAGCCTCTGCTGTTGCTTTTGGAAGCAAATAACCTCTCTCGTCATTACCATCATAATTAACACCATCTATTTTATAAAAATCTCTCAACTGAAGACTGGTGAATCTATAAGGATACATGTTTGTTATATTTATATTCCTTTTTAATCCAAGGATTTTCTTAACCAATCCTTTTCTATTTAAATATAATAAGAAAAAAGTAAATGTATCTTTTATTTTGTTTTTTTCATTTTGTTGATAGAGGGCATAAAAACAACTAAGCTCCATTCCTGTCATTATTTTTCGGAAAGACGCACTTCTGTCCCACATTATTCTTTTAAAAAAGATAGGTCTTGGTCTATCTTCTGTAGTAGCAGTTTTCTCTTCTTCGTCTGGCTTCTTTTCAGCAGAGCCTGTATATGTATTAACAACTAGATTCTTTCTTAAACTTTTAGTAAAAGAAGAGGTAGTTATGTCTTGATCTGCCGTTTTAGAAAAATCATCTAATTTTATTGAAGCAGCAACGGCAGTATTTATAAAATTTATAGATCCATCTTCAGGATTAACATACCAGAAAAAACCCAACTTGGAAGCTATTGCAGTGGCAACACTTGAAAGATTGCCGCTCTCCGTTAGTAATATGTCTGAATCACTAGGTAAGCCATTAACTTTAAGGCCCACTATCTCCAGCATTGTTCTAAAATCAGCTATGGTATAACCAAAGCTTAAATTATATTGAGATAAATCGGGAGAGCCTTTGTAAGTTGGGCTAGCAAAATCACTATTCAAACATAGCTTTTCTATTAATTTTTTATTTTGATAGATTAATTTTATCTTTACTCCATCAAACCTTTGTGCTGATTCTACATTATAAATTGATCCAGCATATATAACATGCCCCACTTTTTTAGGCCCACTCTTTTTAAATGATTTTAAAGGGCTTCCAGCCACCTCCGTAAAATAAGGCACTGGACCCTCATAACTAGATCCACCTTCGGGTGGTGCATTCTCCCCTCTAAGTAAAACAAGATGAGACTCTAGCAGTAAGGTGCTTCTATCAATATAATTTCTTGTTACAGTATCTCTATTAGCGTCTGACGAATTTGTTATACTAACACAGATAAAATTTTTCATTTTCTCTGCTATTTTTGTATTAGAGAATTCATTAAGCTCTCCTAGATTGCCAATAACAGTTCCCAACCCATCTGTCCCATCTATGTTTTTAGCATTAGCTACAGTCCCCACCGTAGCTGTGTGTCCACCAGCTTGGTTGGTAAAATTCATATCTAATGTCTCTATCGTCTCTCTCATAAATTTAATGAGTCTGTAGAAAAGTTCAAAATCTGGTTCCCGCTCACTAACGCGCTAGAACCCGCTTTAATCATATTTACACCAGAATAAAGCTCTAAATAGCTATCGGGAAATTCTTGCACTCCATTAATGTAAAATTTTGTCCTTTTTTCAATAAATCCATCTCCAGTAACAATATCTGGACTTTCTCCTGTAACAGAAGCTGTTCTAGGCTCTTTCTTATAAGCAGTGTATTTGAAATTATCCTTGTTGCTACTAGTAACCACTCCACCGTCTTGAGAAAAATTAGGCTGATTCAAAGCAGAAGCTCCAATCCCAAGGCCAGAATAAACCTTTTGGCCATTTAAAAAATATTCGAAATCTACAAAATTTTCTGCTGCTGATGCAAAAGCAGGGTATCTAGCCAATATACTTGTCTTGAGGGATTGACCAAAATCACCCGTAGCTGCAAAAATTCCACCTGTAGTTACATCGTATTTTAAATTGTAATTTGATTTGTGAGGAGTTGTTGAGTCGAATTGTATTTTAGATTTTTCAAACTCGTCAGCTACTTGATCATCTAATTTTGTAAAAAAATCCCCTGTTGAAATTTGATACACCACCTCATTTAAAGCACTGCCTGTTACTGGCTTCTCTTGCAATAACATTTGGCCATTAGCCGCAAGCTTTAAATTAATTTCTCCAGTGCTAAGGCTTCTATCATAATAGAATTCACCAGCCGTTTGAGAAGCGGTTTTGTTAATTGAAATAAAAACATTTGTTCCTAATTCATCAGAACGACAACCTGAGATAGTAGAATCTCCGTTAGATATAACACTTTCGTAAATCATAATCTTTCTCCCAAGTAGTAAATAAAATTCTTTTTAAATAAGTTCGCAGGAACCGATACAGAAATACCAGATTCGATTCTAGCTTCTCTTTCTATAGTCGTTTCATATTTAGGAACCTGCCTTACACCACTTATTCCAGATGTAACGCCCGTTAAAAATCTAGAACCGAAAAGAGTAACACCAACCGTAGCTGCGCCCGATATACCCCTTTGTTCAATATATTCTGTTACAGCACCATCTACATTTTGTAGACCTAATGTATCAAAAGCATTTTCTCCTGTTGGAGAATATTGATAACCAGAATTTGGATGTAAATAACCAACTTCTTCTTTTACAAATGTTTTAACTCCGCTTGCAGACAATGCATCATCAAAAGATCTATAGAGGAAGTATCTATCTCCTTCTCCAGTGTTAACAGTGCTGGCACCAAAGAAATTACCAGTAAACATATTTCTACCTGTAGCTAAAGATATGCTTCCAGTGCTAGTATAGTCATAGCCAGTTATCCCAGTTTTATAAATTATTTCTTGCTGATATCCAGTAAGTCTTTCACCAAGTATTCTTGGAATCTCGGTGGTAGAGTATTCTCCAACAAGCCCGCTTGCGATAGAAAACAAAGAACTAGGAGATGTCTCTCCAGATAAAAGAGCAAAGGAATTTATGTAAACACTAGAGAGAGGTATGCTTGTTTTAAAAGAGCCATCTTGTGTAGAGTTTGGGTTTTCATACCAATTTTTAGAGCCGCCTATAAAAAAGCTATCACTATCTGCCATTTTGGGAGAATCATTTCTGGTTAAATATTCTGAATGATACTCTCCATTCAACATATCAAACCTATGCAAACCAATGTTTGTTTCCCCATGAGAAAAAGCTATTACATTTCTTCTAGAAAGCTCTGTTGATTTAAACGAGTGTATAAAATCCCCGTTTGAATCAAAACTTTGATAAAATAATTGACCTCTTTTTGTAATGCCAAAGTTAAATCCTTTTGACCCAGTGTATGTAACGCCGTTTATAGTCGTAGATGTTTTTTCCAGAGATCCAAACAACACAGCGTCATTAAGCTGCCCAGTAAATTCCATATCAAAAACAGCAGAGAGACTGCTATAATTAATTGATGCCGATCCAGCAGTATTAACTTCTATATTAGAATCGTCCAATCGAGCTATAGACCCACTTAAAAAATCTCCTGTGACTCTCTGAATAGCTCCTCCAATAGAGGGACTTTGAGAATCTAAAACTTTACCACTCCAAAGACCAGTATTGTTTGCTGGTGTTCCATTTGGAATATAGCCCCAATAATAAGAACCATCTTGTGCTGCTGCTGTGCCACTTGTAACAGCGCCAGCATTAAAATCATAGTGAATTAGAAGCCTTGTATTGCTTCCGTAAGTATCATCTAAACTAAAACTTAAAGCATCAGAACTCATTATTAATAATATCTTTTTGTGTTAAAAGTAATAGTATCATTATTTATGCTACTGCTTTCTTCGAAAGTATAGAAGCCCGTCATATTTCCACTAACCACATTTTTCATCTGCTGTAAATCACCTGAATCAGACTCACAATTTGCAGTTACTCCATATTCTCCAGCAGTTCTATTCATTAATAGTTGCTTACTAAACCCAGCTAAACTTGGAACTATTCCGCTTACCTGTAGTGGTTTTTTATCAGTAATATCAATTGTCAAACCAGAGAGAGTTCCAGAAGATAGATCTATTCTATTATCGAATGTTAAAGAATAATTTATAGTAGAATTTTCTGGAGTTTTATTTATACTCTTAGTCAAAGGAACTTCGTTTAAATAATCCCCACTAATATGATAACCAGTGGCATCCATTCTAAAATCTTGGAGTGCTTCAATTGCTAAATTTAAAAATCCAGAATTTTGTTCTACCCCACTGTAAAAAGCATCAACCTCTTTAAATCTTTCGCCCGTAGCTGGATCTCCAGTTCCTATGATTTTACCCATACCATTATATACAATCTCCCCGTTGATAGATACATCAATAGTGGATTTGTCTTTAGAGGCGGCAATACTTGCTTTTTTCTTGTGCAAAATATCTCCCTCCTGATCTATATTGCTTGGATCAGAATATCCATATGAGAAAGAAATTGTATTGGTCCCAGTGTCTATATTGTAACTCGCTGTTCTCGGCCCCTTATCAATAAAAGTATAAGCACCACTTTCGTAATCAGACAAGGAAGAAGCTACGGCATTCAAAGCCATCTCAGTAGCTTGCCCTGAAGTAAAAAGACCTGTTGTAACCAATCCTGCTACGTTGTTTTTATTGGCATCAAAGGCACCTTGAATCTTTCCGTTTACATTTACTTTTAATCCAGCATCTTTATCAAAACCAACTTGGACATCAGAAGTAAACACTCCAAAGTCAGTCAAAGAACCTTCTTCATAAGTGTTATATTTATAATTTTCTGTTATCTTGTAAGTGTTATTAGCCCTGTTGATATCCTCTGTTCTTGAGGTGAGGAATGCCTTTTTGACAAAATCTCCACTTGAAACACCTGTTTGGAATACACTGATATTTCTACAGCCAGTCACTCTCCCAGTTACAAAATCAATTGCGTTTTGAAGAGGACTAGATGGACCCACTTTAACTCCTTTAGCTGATACCGTGTGGGATACATCTGTGATTTTTCTATCTGCCTGATTATAAGACCAAGTATCAACAGGATCGGTAATCCCAACAAACTCAGAAAAAGACCCCGACTCATAACAAGTAAAAGAAGCAGAGTAAGGTAAAACTGTAGTTAAATCTGAATCACCAAAAGAAATACCTTCAGGTTTTGCAAAATTATAACCAGTGGTTCCGTCCTTGTGAGTAATTGTTAAATTTTGAAACTCAGACATCAACCCGCTCATCATTTGCATCTTTTGCAAATGTAAACCACTCAAATTTGAGCCAGTTAAATTACCAACTAACTCTACGGACTCGATAATGTGGTCAACCTTGCCACCAATATACACAGGGTTTACTCCATAACCAACAAAAGGAGTGGGAGATGGAAAAGTATAAGAACCATATGTAATATTTTCTGACATTTATAAAAATAAAAATTGCATTGTCCTACGCGCCTGACCCCTGCCAAGAGAAATGGTGACGGTATCATTAATCATATGAACTACATCTTCATTAACAAAATCTTTAAACTCTTCTGTTTTTGATTCTAAAATTCTTTTTGCTTCATATAATCCCATACTTTGACTAACTGTTGCCTCCGCGTTCACCGAGGCTTGACCGACTGTTTTTAAAGCCTTGAAACTAATTTGTTCCTCTAAATTTGATAAATCTAAAAATTTTCCCACTCTATTTATCTGATGGGTTTTGGAGAGAGTTTTTTTCAATTTTAAAAGACCATCGTCTGTTGTATTATATGCTGGGTCTGTGGTAAATACCACATTCTCATTCACTTTCCCGTCTGCTTTATCAAAACTAGTGCTTCTACTTTTTTCAAAAAAGTCAGAAACTGGGTGAAATAATCTTTTAATTTTTTGCGGATAAGTAGACTGTTCTTTTACCCAAGACTTTTTAGAGTTTTCGAATTTTTCAAAATTTGTCTTGCCTTTAGACGTATAAGAGATGGTTAATACATACTCTTTAAATTTTTTAGCTTTATTCTCTGCGCCAGAATAAGAAACCGTGTCATCCTGAGATTTCTTAGGGTCTGTAGTGAACGATAAGTTGAGGGTGCCTTCATCGCCGTGTTTGTTTATTGTTTTCGATATAGAGAAAGGAGTGCCAAACTCTGCCTCGTTATCAGTCTTGGCTTGATCTATGATCTGAGCCATCGCCTTACTCAGAACATTCTGAGAGTCTTCTCTTAAGGATTTTAAATTAAAATTTATTCTCTTTGTCTTATAGCCCCTCTCATCAATGTTTATTGATTGAGTTTCTTGCTTGCTGACATTGTTAGGTTCATCAATGAATGAAGAGTCTACTTTTTCTGACAAAGAAACACTTAAGCCTAATATATCGTAAGTCTCGCTAATTAACCCTTTAAAATTCTTATCTATTTTTGCGTTTTCTGATATACCATCTTCCTGATACCCAAGACTTGGCCTATTAGCGAAATAATAATTAGTTAAAAATGTTCTAGCATTGTCGAGAAACTGATCTCCCGCCATCTGCTTGTAAGATATAGAAATATTTCTATTTGATGAGTAGGTCGCACCATTTCTGCTGAAAGTATAATTTTCGGAAAAGCTAGCTAGCGCGTGAGGATTGGGTATATATTTTGCAAATTGAGAAGAGCTATAATCATCTAGTCTTCTTGACTCTTCTATTGTTATAGAAACAGTCTCTTTGCCAACCAATGTGTTAGCATCAAAACTATAACTTGTTATTCTGCCATTAATATAATCATCAGCACCTATTCTTGCTGTTATGTTCGGGCGGGCGTAAGCGTCTGTTATGGCTGTTCTGCCAGCTATTAAAGTAGTATCGTTTAGCTGAATATTTATATCAGAAACATCTATTGTATAACTACCTTTTACTGTATATGCAAAAAGCTCTACGGTATCTTGATAATCGTAGGTTACATCCAACGATGAAGATAGAACATTATTTACTATTAAAGATGCCATGTCTTATGGATTCCTTTTCATCTGTCCAAGCTCCTTTTCAACATTAGCCAGTCTTCCGCTTAGGTCTTCTTGTATTTTTGTCGCACTTTTAACAATTTCATTATTGCCCTCTACAACTTTAGTAACTTCTTTTGCGGCATCTACTTGAGCATCAATATAATTTGTTACCCCATCAAAACTTCCTGCTGCTGCCTCCATTGCGGCTTTTAAATCTTTCATTTCTTTTGCGACTGATGCTGTGTCAGTATTTGTTTCTAGTTGTTTAAATGCTTTTTCAGCCCCTAAAATCCTAGCCTTTACTGCTTCTATTTCTTTATCAACACCAGCTAATTCATCTGTTTTTAGAACACCAGTTTCCTCTTGAAGATTCTTTATTTGCTCGTCAGAGAAGCCAGCATCTTTCATTTTGTTTACTCCTGCTGACTTAAAGCTGTTTATAGCTTCGACAAGCTCAGGACTACCTAAACCTTTAATAACCTCAGTTACTGAGCCTAAGTCTTGAGGATTAAAGTTTTCTAATAACTTTGCCTTATCGTGCTCTGTTGCTTTTGGATCTAAGAAAGTTTTCTGTAACTCATCCATTTGAGCTTTTAAGAAAGTAGGATCAACTTTGTTGAATCCAGTTCCTTGGAACTTTCCTCCAAAGTCTATTTTATTTTGATCCTCTTGGGCTTTTATATCTGCCCTTTTGGTCTTGAGGTCTTCCTGTTGTTTTTTAAGACTACCAATTAAGTTTTGAAGTCTTGTAGCAGACTCTCCAACTTTACTTTTGAAATCAATGCCAGCTTTCGCAACTGCCGCTTCAAATACTCCACGTTGACCAACATCGCCAGTAAACTCGCCCGTCTTCTTGTCCGTGTTCGCTCTTAAAAATGCATCTAGTTTGTTCTGCTCCTGATTTCTCACATTCCTAGCATCATTGATGCCCGCCATGTCTGCACCAAACTGATTGGCATCTTGAACAGCCGCTCCAAATGGACCCTGCAAATTTCCTCCCATAGCAAGCCTTGCTGCCATGTTATTCCTGTGTTCAAGTAGGGCTACCTCTGTTTCTAATAAAGCTTTATTTAATTTTTCCTGATTTGCATTTGATCGCTCAAGTAAAGAGTTTCTTTTTGAGGTTAATTCATCAAATAAGGCATCGTTTGCATCTCTATCTGCTTGGTTATCATGAGTAGACTGAGTTAGATGCATTGCCGCTTTAGCATACTCACGCTCCGCTTTAATCATCTTCTCATGTGCCGCTTGTGATGCTTTTTCATCATTTACGTCAGCCGCTAAGTGGCCCATAACAGCCTCCGCATAATCTTGTCTTGCTGTAGTATAATCTTCTAGAGCTTGATTAACCGCTTTCTCTCCCGCTTCTGCATCTTTCTCACCTCCTGCTTGTTGAAATATTATATCAGCACCAGCTTGAGCTTTCGCCCCAAAAGTCTCTTCATCAAACCCTATTTTTCCCACCTGATCGACCCTTCTAGAAACTAGATTTTGCACATTTCGTCGCCGTTTATCTGCCTTAGACTCTCCCTTCTCTTCGTCATCTCCTAAAACTGCCTCAGTTCCTTTTTCTCCTAAAAAACCCCCAAGGAGTGCTCCTCCCACTCCTGCCAAAAGACCGACAACCGCACCAGCTATTGTCCCAGCCACAGGGACAACGCTACCTATAGCAGCGCCAGCAGCTATAGCCCCACCTACTTGCCCTATTGTTTTACCCGTTGCTACCTTTTTTTCGTGTTTTGTTAATTCGTCTCCAAATAATTTAGGCAAAAGCTCTATAGCTCCAATAGCAGCACCAATTGTTCCCGCGCCCCTGACACCAATCGAAGCACCTTTACCCATTCTTTGTGCTGTCGCAAAATTTCTAGTTGGAGCGTTTCGTGCCACGAATCCCCCAACTCCTTTCTTTGAGCTTCCCTGAAAAAAGCCTCCGACACCTTGCCCCATTTTACTCCCAGCAATTCCTTGCCCCATTTTACTCCCACCAAACTTTTTCAGAAGAGGCGCACCTATACTTCCTATTGATAGGGCCATTAAAGCATTATCAAATGTTAACATGCTCTTCAATCCTCCTCCACCACCTTGACTCGCTTTCCTTGCGGAAATATCTGCCTCTATAGAAGCAATAAGCTTCATCCTTGCTCCAATTTCTTTCTCTGCTGCATGAGCATTTGCAATTCTTTCTTCCCTTTCTGTATCAAGAGAAACAGTGTTTTGTTCCACAGCAGCACTACCTGTTCCCAACATAGTCCCCAACAATAGCAAATTAGTTGCAAAAGAACCCATTCCACCTTCTGCTTGTTGAATATCTCCTCCACCGCTAGAAGATTTTTTCTTTTTTCCACCTCCAAAAATTTTCTTGATACCACCAAATCTATAGTTGGGAACAAATCCCCCTCTTGCCATTGGTATGCCCGCTCTCTCTCTTCCTATCGCATCGTCTAAAGCCGCTCTCTCCTCGATAGAATTAGGGCGCTCATCTGAAGTATTAGTTACCGCAAAGGCATTCTTATTTTTATCTAAATGAACTCTTACTTGAGAAGCTGGAACCCCATAACCTCTTCTTGCATTGTAGTTAGGAATAATACCTCCTTTAGCTTTTTTATTTTTGGCAGCTTTTTTTTCCCTTCTAACCCTCTCCATCTCGGGTTCATATCTATCGAGATGCCTAAGTATTTTACCTACAAAACTTGCTACTGTATCTGGTGATGAACCAACCTTCATGTCACCATGAACCATTGCTCCAGTCCCAAGTAGTTGGGCAAGCTCTCCATTACCTACAGTGTTTAAATTTCTTACATCCCAATCCGCACCACCTTTTGCCGCTGTAAACTCATCTAAACCTAAAGCAGAAAATACAGCAGCCTCAAACGCGGCTCCGACCGCACCTCTTATAGCGCCAAAAGCGCCCCTTTGCCCACCTTGCCCCAGTCTCCTTTTTATATCTCCTCTATCTGCTTTGTTGACACCCTTGGGGACTGTTATTAAATTTGCATATTGTGTTGCTGCGTCAGTGACTGAGCTAGAAATCTTTTTTTCGATTTTTGAATCATAGGGTTCTGCTTTAGCATCTAATCCTTTAATACTTGGAGAAAAAGTTTTAATGCTATCTGTTATTTTGTAGGGATACCAAACTCCACCTACTTTAGTTTGGCCCTTTTTGTAGGAATTAGCGCCTCTACCTGCACTCGGAGAAGGAACTATAAATGCGAAACTACTAGCGAGAACATCTATGGGCTTTGTAGCACCTTTCTTCCCCTTTTTTCTTTTTGCTATTAAAGCTTTCGCTGCTGTGGCATCATCTTTATCATATCTGCCAGCTTCTAGATCCTTCTCTAAATTTTTAGTGCTAGTGCTTGTTCTAAGCGTTTTGCCTTCCCCCTTCCGAGCGAACTTTGCATAATTAGGGACAAATCCACCTCTATTAAAACTAAGCCTACCCTGATTTATATCCTCCATGAAAGGCTGGCCAAATTTATTAACCGCACTTTTCTGCATGACAAACTCACCAGCAGTAAGCATCGCTGGAACATCATCTTTTGTTCCTGATCCTCCAGTAACTCTACCACCGACAGCAAAAGGTTTACCTTTTTTACCGCCAAATATCCCAGTTCCTGCGCTGAAACCTCCTACGCCTCTAGCGGCAGCAGAAGTAGCTATCTGTCTCATAAGAGCAGCTTGAGTTGTCAGCAGTTGGTTTTCTCTTTGTATCGCAGCTAATACCGCTTGTTCTTTTTGAGCCTGAGTAGCAGTAGTGCTCAGAATCATATTGCGGAGACTTTCATCTTTCTGCAAAAGACCAACAAGACCCGCCTCAATGTTCTTTATCTTCTCTGCCTGAGTCCCCATCGCGAAAAGGGATCTCAAACCTTCAATAGCGAACTTAGCAACCAACTTTGCTATTTTTGCAAACGCAGCAGTAACTAAAACAACAGCAGGACCACCCATGAAAGCTCCTATTGCCTTAAAGATACCTTTTATAAAAATATTACCTTTTTCTGGATCTAAAGCTTTATCTAAAAATTCCGTAAACTTTGTAGCTATACCTACTAAGTTTTCTAAAAGAGGCCCGAATGTTAGTTTGCCTATCTTTTCAGCCAAACTAGTAACACCTTGTATTAAAGCGTTAATTTGTGAAGCCAAGCTTTTATTCAAAGCCTCATTTTTTTCGAAAGCTTCATTAGTGGCTTTAGAAGCTGTGGTAGCGGCTTTTTGGAATATAGAAGTGTCAGAACTTAAATCTTTTAATGCGGCACTAACCACGTTTATCTGGAAGACTCCACCAGCTAATTCTTTTATCTTAGAAACAACTGTAGGGTCTGCTATGTTTTCTATAGCATTAGAAAGAGCACTGAGTTTTTGAACCCCGCTCATTGACGCATCAATCTGAACTCCTAATTCTTTAAGCTCTTCAATTGTTGTTCCCCTTTGGAGTCTTGTAAAAATTGATTTAAATGCGTTACCAATAACCGCACCTCCCCTAGCTGTTTTTTGCTCTACAGCCGTAACAAGACCAAGCAATTGATCAAAACTAACACCCGCATCTTCCGCTGTAGAACCCGCTCGACTAAAAGCCTCTGCTAAGTCTTGGGCTGAAACAGCAAAAGCGGTATCAACCGCAACCATTTTGTTGACTATCTGGTTCGCGTTTAATCCAGCCGATGTGAAACCGTTAATTGCCGCCGTAAGAGCTTTAACCGACTTTTCTGCATCTAAACCTGATATTCTAGTTAAAACGAGAGAAGCCTTGAGTCTCTTGGCAGTTTCTTCTGCACTTAAACCTTGTCGAGCTAACTCAGCAGCACCTTCTGCTACAGTATTAAAAGCTTGCCCTGTTTCTTTGGCTACCTGAAATATTGAGTTTCTAAATTTATTAAACTGAACATCAGTAGCTTGAAAAATAGAGTTAATCTCTATTAACCTTTTCTCAACTTCAATTGTTGTCGAAACTAACTTTTTAAATGATTGTGTTACTCCGTTCAAAACGGCAGTAGTAGCTCCAAATGCAAAAACACGGGCAGTCGAAGCATCCAGAGATTTCTGGAACTCAGAAGCTTGCCCAGTAATCCTGCCTAAAGCTTGTGATATCTGCTTTGTAGAAGCATTTAAACTTTGCGGATTAAGGCTTACATTTAGGGATGCATTTAGACTTGTAGCCATATAGTGTAAATTACACTTATCAGCTTAAAAAGTCTTCTGCTTTCAGCTTTCCACCCCTCATAGCCATTTTTGCTTTTAAATCACCTACCCCATGACTTACCTTTGAGTCCTTCTCTTCTTTCTCTTCATATTCCAGCATTTTGAGAGGATCTCCATAGATTTCATCTGGAATTTTAGTGTTTTTCATCTTATTCAATAAACTACTAGAAAGAGATATAAGACTTTTTTGAAAAAGAGTAATATCATAAAAAGTTTTACCAAATAAAGCTAATGGATTAGAATTTTGAGGAACATACAAATCAAAAAAACCTCCGTGGAAAGATGCGTTTAGTATAGTTTCTTTAGAAAGAAACCTTGCGTATGAGGCAAACAACAAAGCTGCCACCACATTTAAATTATCTAAACCCTCTGTAAACTCTTTATCCTTAAACAAACAATTAGTTAAAATTCTTTTAGTCTTCTTAACACCTGCAAGGTGTTCTGCACTAAACTCAACAAGTTTGCTTCTTTTATCTTTGATATCCTGTAGCTCTTTTTCTTGATCTTTTATCTGCTTGTTAAAAAGCTCCCTTTGTTTTGGATCTTCAATTTTTGACAAGGCAGTAATGGATTTTTTTAACATCCATTTCAGGGATTCTATTTTTTCCCCTTCTGCTTTAGACCAAGACCCCAATTCAATTGCGCGAGAAAGAATTTCTTCTTCTGTTTTAATCCCAGATTTAGCCGACTCCTCTATGTCAGAAAAAAAGAGAGACTCATTCTCTAGTGTCTGGAGAACCGTGGGATGTCTAAAATAGTATTTCTTATCCTCAAGAGAAAGAATGCTGTAACCGCGAGTTATATCTAATAGATCAACTTGGGAGGAATCATTTTTCTTCTTCTTTGTCTGCTGACTCATTAAACAGATCCTTTAATACTTTATCTATAGACTCTTGATCGGTTCCTAGCTTGTTATACCAAATACTAACGACCCTAATTAAAGTATCAAAAGACTTATCAAAAACCGCTTTAAGTTTATGCAAGACAGCATCTTCAATATCTTCATCTTCTAATTCTTGAAGCATGATCATGCTGTTTCTTTTCGTTTCATAAGACTCCCCCTCAAAGAGAGGGAATAGTTTTTTCTTATCTTCTGCCTCCTCCTCATAAAAAGAAAATTTTAAAACAAGCCATTCTATTAGTTTTTGCTCCGCTTTTGCATCGGCGGTTTGATTGAATTGAGAAGCTAGCGCAACTTCATATTCATGAACCTCCGCTTGCGTAGCTATAAAGTCTTCTTCTGCTTCTTCTAGTTGCTGCTTTTGCTCTTCAGTTAGATCTTTGGCTCCAGCAAAAAATTCAATAACCTTGGAAGCAGCCATGTTCTTCTTAACAATATCTGCCATCCTGTCTGACGCGACCTCAGAGTTTAAACCCCCGTTGTCTCCCATCTTTTTCGCCAACATCGCCTTGGTTAAAAACCCAGCATTAATATACTCGTTGAATTTTTGCCCATAAAAGAACTCGGCATCCTCAATTGCAGAAATATTAGGCTTTGCAAAAACAACTCTATTTTTAATTGTTTTTTTTGATTTTTTAATAGCTTCAACCTCTTCCCCGTCCTTGGTCTTTTTCATATAAGGAACCTCTTTGACTATCTGCCTCTTTACATCAAATGAATATACTTCTTTCACAAGAATATTATATTAAAATTTAGAATAAAATCAACTTTTTACTCCGCTAACAGAGAATGATAAAGAGCCGTTGTTATACCCATCGAAGCGAACAACATTGACTTTTCCATCAGTTACATACCCCGTAATATCTAGTCCGTTAGCCATTAAAACAGTATCATGATAATACGAAAAAGTTTTGTTTGTGTGATCGTATTGAACAACTAACTCAAACGGAACACCACTGTCATAGCCGCCAAAGAAATTGCCGCTCTGATCAAAGAGATATCCTTGATAGCCAGAAAAAGTGACTAAAGTCCTTTGGCTAGAAGACCCTGTTTCCATTAAATCAAGCCTAAAACCATTCGCTGGATCATTAACTGTTATATCTAAATCATAAACAGCGTTTTTATAATTGGCTATCTCTCCCGTGGTCATCATTTCATTATTGGGAAATAGTAAGAAAAACTTACTGTTGTATTATCATCTAGAGAAGTTGATTCATCAACAGTTTCTAGGCAACAACCACTATTATCAAACTCCATTACAGAAGCTCCATCTTGGTCTTTTAATTTAATTTTAATTACGCCGCTATCACAAATAAGACTAGACAAATCTAAACCAGTAACTTGATTTTTAATTGCATTAAATGACAAACTGCCATTAGCTGGCATTGTCGGATATCTAAATCTAGGAACCCTAGTCCCCAATCTAGTGACAGGAGTTTTTTCCATAGAGACAGATATGGAGAAATCTTGGATATTGAAACTAGCTGTGCTAATCCCCTCCTTTTCATGTGTGCTGGTTATTTCTATATCTTTTGGCCTAAAGAATCCGTCAAATATATCATTTGAGGCATCATTATCAGTCAATGCTCCAGCAGACGTAAATATAGCCCCATCGCCCACATATGATGTTTGCCCCTTTACAATATCTCCCACAGAACCGTCTATTGAGTAGCTTGTCAAAGAACCTCCAGAAACAGTCGTAACCCCAACTTTGTCTTTTATTTTTAGATTAAAGTTTCCTGTAGAAAGAAACCCAGAACCCATTTCTTGATAGGTATAAATAGGTTCAGCACCTGTATTTCCAGTAGTTAAATTTATACTTATATTAACAGTAGAGGATTGATTAGCCGTTAACACCCTGTCAACAACATGAGAAGTCCCCAGCCTTTGAATGTCTGTCACACCTTTAGAGGAGTTAACATCAACGGCTGTGACGGCTGGAACTCTTGCGTCATCCACAAAAAGTTGGATGTCGCTAGAATGTATCCTATCTGGCATATAATAGTTTACACAAAAAAGCCCCGCATTTCTGCGAGGCTTTTCTGTTGATATTTTAACAAAGTATTAACCGTCCGAAGCGGAATACTTGCCCTTACTGTTGTTCTTAAAGTATAAGAAACCCTGTTGGAAGACATCACTGGCGGCAGTGGCAGAGTATTTATCCCTCGTTGCTCCTGCTGCACCAGAGTAGAAGAATCCTTGATCAGTTTGGTTCACACCTCCAATTTGAGTTGAGAAGACAAGATCAAGAGTCTCGTTATCATCTAGCCCTTGTGAGAAACCTTGCGAGTCCATCACTGCTTTTTGCATTGTATAGATATGCCTATGCGCCCCATCGTCGCCCTTCACTTTAAGGGTAATGTTCGTAGTCTCGTTACCAGCAGCACCAGTTAGAATTTTGTCAATTTGACCTGCACTGAAATTCTTCAGTAACGCACTAACATTCATTGTGACGTTAATTGGGAAGTCTAACGGCTTGGCTACTGCTTTAGCAGAACCAAGAGCCTCAATAGGAGTCCTTGAAAGAGGAACTTCAATAGAAGCACTTTGAACATGCATGTCACTTAAGTCGGTTCCACCAAAGGTAAAGGAGGTGTTGTCAAAACTAAGAGTCACATCTTCTGGCCTAAGCACAAGAACATCCATGTTTCCAGTTGTTGGAGTTCCAAGCATAAACTGCCCAGTATCTGCTCGTCCACCTTCTTTGTTAAGTGATGGATTATACAATCCAGAACTGGTTGTGTCGAATGTTACGTTCTCTGCTGTTCCCTCAATATCTACCCTTGGAATTTCTCCTACAGCAAAATTCACATTGTAACTTTCGAAGTTGCAGTTTCCAAAAGATACGACATCATGTCCCGCTCTTTCGGCGGTAGTAAATCTTCCTGTTGGGTTATCAATAAAAGAACTTGTTGCAGCGAATGCATCTTCTCCCTCTTTTACCGTTAACACAAACAAGTTTTTCTCCCTTTTCTGCGGGTCTTCTGAGAGAATACCAGATATAAATTGATCTTGTAAACCTGCTGCTGTTTGCCCAAGTGGGTTAAATCCTATGTTCGCCTCATTTTCGCCGTTACCAAGATAATAACCTAATGAAAATGACGGGTTTAAATCACCAAGTGTGATTGTTCCAATTCGCGCTAATTGCCCAAATTCCCTAATGTCTTGTCGCCCTCCAGCGATGTCAACATCAAAAGAGAAAGTGTCAACGCGATGAAGCTGTTGTGGCATAACGCCAGTTTTGTGCATTCCTACAGCACCCAAACCACTAATAGTGCCTGTGGGAGCTATATAAACAGCTTTGCTTTGTGAGATTACTCTAGTTCTAGAAGCCATGTTAATTTAAATTAAAAGTGAAATGTTTACACTTTCTTACACGGATTTAGAGTCTAGGGAAACGATAAGTGCATAATTCAAAGTCTATATAGCCAATTGAGATATTTTTATTTAAATTTTCCCTGATTCTTTCTGAGACTATTTTTGACACAGAAACGCTCTCAATATGCGATTTGACTGGGCTAGACTGAGCATCAACTAAATTGTCGTAACTGTAGGGGAAATCTTTAATTGAAAAGGAAAACCCATACGGAAAGTCTTCATACGGAATATGCGTAATATCTCTTCTGACTGTATCCCTGAATAGAGAAAGAACAGAATCTAGTGTGTAATTATCGAAAGATAGGACCATTACCCTCATTCTGGTTCTGGTATCTTCCTCTCCCCCAAAAGAAAATTCTTTGTTATCAGAGGAGGCTACAGATATAAAACAAGCAGGTAAAAAATATGTTGTTTCATCATACTCCCCAGTTTTGCCATATTGATACGGTAGTTCTGTTGCGCTATCCTTAAAGTCAGAATGGAGGATTATTTGCGCGTCTGTATCATTTGTAATATAGGTATTTACTTCCTTTACTGTCGAATTCGCAGTCAATTCCTTACCAGCTATAGAAGCTCCAGAAGCTTTCGGAAAAATTAACCTGCCATTTTCATAATCTGTAAAGACCCCGCCGTTTTGATCATAATTACCACTAATAAAAGCATTATTTAAAAAAAATCCAGAGTTAGGTTGGTCTACTCCATATTCACCAACCAATGATCTATATTTTCCTTGGAAAGCAATATGGCTAGGCGGGACATCAGGAAAAGACCCAGAAGTAAAAGCATTGCTTAAATCTGTTTTATAAGCTTTCGCAGAACTACCTAATAAACGGTTTTCAAACCATAGGTAGAAACTGGATAAAATATTCTGGTCAAACTGAGCCTTCATTTATCTAATCTCAATAATCTTTTTGTAAAATTTTGTATTAATTTCTCAATATATGGAGTCCTACTAAAACTTACACTAGAAGATCTATTTTTGACCTGTATACCCGTCCCAGAGCTAGACCCACCAAATCCCGAACTGCTAAACAGATATTGACCCAAGTTGGTTAAACCGCCCTCTTCTATGCTTTGCGCCCAGCTTTTGCCAGTCATCCAAGGTATCGGGGTTAATCCATATATCTCATCAACAGATGGTATAAAGAATGTAACCGTATATTGACCTCTATTGTTTTTTCTTCTAACTTTGAATTTAATTTTTTCCTTAAATATCTGAGATATTACTTCTGTGGGACGATCTCCAGAAGAAAATCCTATAAAAGAAAAAAGGTTACCATACCCACCTAAAGTCCCACTAGTGTTTGAAGCTCTTGGCCCTGCGTTTAACTCAATAGTGATTGGATGAGATGCAAAATTCTGCTGTAACTCTTTTTGTCTCTCTTGTATTTTGGGTTCTATGACCGATCTTATGGCCATGCCCATTCTTTTATGGTTTGGGCTATCTACAGTTAACTCTCTCAAAAGCTCCTTGGCGTTTATGGTCACCACGGGCTTTGACACCGACATAAATTTTCCCCCAGCCATTAGTTCTCACGCTTCAGAAAAATAGAGTAAAATTGAGCATCAAATGGACCAATCACTTTGGCATCTCCGTCAACAATAAATAATTCATTATCAACTTCTATTTTAGAACAAATCTTAATCTTTTCATAAGCATCAGACTTAACTTTGATTCTTATCTGCCCCTCAGAAGCCATGAGGCTCATTTGTCCATTACCATCAAGAATATCCTCCTTTTGCTCGTTCTTGTAATAAATGCGGGCAGCATAAGTATACTTAGTTAGCGTCTGCTCAGAAGAGATTTTCGTTGCATCCTTTCTCCTACCGTATAAAGGGTTGTAATTAAGCTCTACAGGCACAGAGGCGGTCTCCTCTACATAAACATATATGTTCCTAGCAAAAGTATCATGAACATCGCTAAGAGCCGAATTTATGGCAGTTTTTTCCGCGTCTGTAAGAAGTGAAGCCATACTACACTAATTGGCCAGATAAGTTATAAGTTCCATCCGTTCCAGCGACTTGTAACGGAGAAGATTTTTGATAGTTGTATTGAAATATAAGATCGTCTAATCTATTTGAGGTCTCTTCTGCTAAGTCTTTGTATGTTTTAGCAACAGAGTTTTTATTTTGTCTTTGGAGGGTTGTGTCTCCCTCCTTAATTGTAACCCAATCAACAGAATCAGAATAAGTAAAAGACCTTAACGACTCTCTTGCTGATTTACTATAATACCAAAGCTCATAGAGTGTTCCGAAAATATTTATTTCAACTGGGGCTAGCCCAGTTCCGTCCATCCTGATCGCGCCAGTAGAATCAACCTCAAACTCTTCATGTATGTAGCCATTTAATTCACCAATATTTGTTTCCAGCCAACCAGAAACAAAGCTCATATTATATGAGCCAGTATCATTAGGGAAATCGTAAGTTACGATTCCACTAGCTATCACACCAAGATCATTCATTATTTAAAAACCTTCTTTAAATAACTTTACAGTAGATTCGTAGTCTGGGGAACTTGGATCTATAATTGGTTTAGCAGAACCCTGCACAGTCACGTTATGTTTCTGCACATAATAATCAAAAGATTTTAAAAGAGATTTTCTGAGCAAGTTCATATTTCTTTCTCTAGGTATACCAACTCTTGCCGCTAGATCAGTCAATTCAGCAACAGAACAGGCATCTATGCGGTGCCTGAAAACATCTCTATGCAAAGTCCCATAAGGATTCATTTGAGGCATTCCTAGTAATTCCTCCAACTCTTTTACATTTTCGATTTGCTTCTCCTTCTCAGTCCTATCTTTCCCGTCTGTAACATCAAACTCCTCTAAGTGCTTTTTCTCTACCCCCTTAGAAACTTGCATTTCTGGAGAAACCTCTTTATTTGTAGTTTTCTTTTTAGCAGATTTTTTCTTACTCATAACATATGATAGTAAAATTTTTATAAAATATCAATAAAAAAGAGCCGCCCCTTTCGAGGCGACTCTCTTTATATGAAGCATTATATCGCTTACGCTCCAGCAACCAAGCCGATAAGGGCTTTATTGTTGATGCAGATACGACCCTCTTCAACTTTACCGTAGTAACCAATCTTGTTCTGACGAACAGAGAACTGATCGTCCACAAGAACTTGGAATTCAGAAGGTGATCCCTCACCAACAACCGTAGGACGAATAAGAGCGTCCTTAGAGCGGTCAACCCCGATGAGAATCTCATCAGTAGTCTGAGTCCAGTTACCACTGCCAGCAGGACCTTCAGGGGTGAGACCCTCAGAAGTCAAGATAGCATCAAAGAGTTTGTTGTAACGCTGGTTGACACCCATTTCGTTAATCTCCATGATGTTAATACCATAGAAACTAGGGAGACCAGCAGCACTGTAAAGCTCTTGGCGAAGAGCCTCTGGTGCAAGCTGACCATCAGCGACAGTTCCACCAGCAGGTGCATTCTTGTCGTTAATTGGGTTGTAAGCCATTCCACGAAGCTCCTCAACCATTTCTGGGGAAACCAGAAGGTCAGTGAGTCCAGACTTAACACCACCAACAGGAGTCCCTCCACTGAAGGAACTGTTGATGCGCTTACTCTTTGTAATTAAGTTGTTCAAGTCAGCAAGAACAAACCTACCTGTCTTACCAACGCCACCGCCAGCAACAGCAGAGATAATCTGGTCTCCAGCACTTCCGCTAGTTCCAGTTCCCTTTGCTAATGCAGTCGCAAGGACGTTGAAAGCAGTTTTGGTCTGCTTGAGCATAACCTCTTGGGCCATCCTAGTGAAAGTCTTGCTAACAACATCAAGACGAGCCTTACGGACATACTTGCGATCAAACGCAAGGGCGCTGTCCAAGGTGTAAGTCGTGAACTTGAGTTCGTTGTGAGCAGGAAAGACTTGACTATAAGGAAGCCCACCAGCAACCTGCTGAGAATACACCTCGATGTAATCCTCATCAGTGATATCGTAGAAAAGATCCAAAGGCAAAGATGGATTATCATCTTCTCCATAAGAAATCGTGCTATACAGATTTGCTATAGTAGGAGCGTTGTTGATAACCTCTGACACCACAGGTCCAAGCAGTTCTGCAACTGCTGCCTGTGCCTCATAAGCCTCTTCACGATTATTAGATCCCATAGCTCTAATAAGAGCCAACTGATCTTCAGTTCTTTTAATTGTGATTTTCATGATCGTAAAATATTAGCAGCGGAGTTTAAGAATTGCGTAAGCACCAGCGAATGCATCGGTAGTGCCACCCTGTGATTCCCTCAAGCCAGTAGCGATGAAGGTGCCGACCGAATGTGCGTGATGTGCGTGATGATTAGCAGCAGTGCTCGCAATTCCACTAACAGTTCCATTCTGAGAAGGAACAGCAAAGGAGTTAATTGCAGGTGCAACACCGTTAGTTAATCCCTTTACATTGATAGTGAAAAGTCCTCTCGTAGCGACAGGAACAGCTTCACCAGATACAACACACTGAAGCTCTTCTTTTTTCTGCGGATAGTAAAGAAGATTTTCTCCATTCTCGTCCTTGTTGCGAACATCTCGCAAAAGGATTCCCAAAGCCTTTTCATTGCCTCCAGTTGTAGACATTTTGGTGACCTTGTAAGGCACCTCTGGATACATGGAAAGACCGTTACCTAAAGTAGTCTGGAACGAGTCTGAATCGCCTCGCTGGACATACTTGACAGGATCAGTGCTAAGGTTAGCCGAGCTTACCTTAACAACAGAACCCGCTTCGCCCGTTTCGGTATCGAGAGAATAGAAGTTGATAACATCATTCTCGTCGTATTGACGAAACGGCAATAAACGTGTAATTTCGTTAGCCATAATTGATTAGTTGATTGTATTAATTTGATACTTCTACAGAGAAGTTCTTCTTAAGCCTCTCGACAAAAGAAATCTGTTCGCTTGCTTCTGCGTTATTGTTTGGGATAGATGCCTCTGCCTCATCCTCCTCAACTTCAAGCTCTTCTGCTGGCTCGTCCTCTTCCGCAGCTTCCTCTTCATCAGGGTCATCCCCTTCTTCGCGGCTAGCTACAGCTTCGTCAATACGAGCTTTAATCTCAGCTTCTTTGGCTTCGATATTCTTTTTCAGCTTATGAGCAAAAATAACCTCAAGCTTTTCCTTATAGGAATTAAAATCTTCATCAGAAGAACCAAGATCCTTAACTTCAGCGGTAACAAGAGCTAATTCCTTTTCATTAAGGTCATAGTCGCTGTCAATGAAGTTCATGCGATCATTAAAGAGATCGACCGCAGCTTTCGCTTCTACATCGCTCTTAAGGGTATCTAATTCTTCTTTCGTCTGCTTGAAAGAGTCTTTCAACTCTGCAAGCTCTGCTTCAGCTTTCGCTTTAGCCTCCTTCTCAACGTCCATCTTGGCTGTCCAAGACTCGTTGTGTTCTACGAGAGTATCGCGGATAGTCTCGCTAACAGTTTTAGCCTCAGAGCCTTCCTTCACTGCGGAAGCAACGCTCTTGGACAACTGAGTAATAAG